GGGGGCGTTGTGGACACGGGCGTTGATCGAGCGCCAGCGAGTCCGCAAGGCCCCCTCGCTCGTTCGGGTGGTCGTCGCCGTCGACCCGGCCGCAACGAGCGGCGAACAGGCGGCCGAGACGGGCATCATCACCGCCGGCGTTGGAGTGGACGGCAAAGGGTACGTCCTGAGCGACGATTCGCTTCGGGCGAGCCCGCACGGTTGGGCGTCACAGGCCGTGGTCGCCTACCACCGGCACAAGGCCGATCGGCTCGTGGCCGAGACGAACAACGGCGGCGACATGGTCATCTACACGATCGGCACGGTCGACGCCACGGTGGCAACGAAGAAGCTGACGGCGAGCCGGGGGAAGCAGGCCCGAGCCGAACCCGTCGCGGCACTGTACGAGCAGGGCAACGTGTATCACGTCGGGTCTTTCCCCGACCTGGAGGACCAGCTCTGCGGTTGGGTCCCTGGTGAGGGCGAGTCCCCCGACCGGCTGGACGCGCTCGTTTGGGCGATCACCGAGTTGATGCTGCAGGTCACGTCATGGAGGCCGCTCTAGTGTTCCGACGAGCACTCAAGGCTCTTCAAAGCATGGTCTTCGGTCGCGGAACCTGGTATGCATGGCGGCTGCCGCGCACCCGCTTCGACTACCAGCGCGAGGTCGGGACGGGGCTCGGATCGAGCGTCGTCATGGCGCCGGTCCTGTGGATCGCACGGACGTTCCCGGAAGCCCCGCCTGTGGTCTACCGGCGCAAGGGCGGCGAGCTCGACCTCGTGCCGGACCATGCGATGATCCGGCTTCTGAAGCGTCCGACGCCGTTCCACTCGGGCCCGGTACTCTGGATGGCGACGATGATCTCGTGGACGCTCGACGGCAACGCCTACTGGCTGAAGGTGCGCGACTCTCGCCTTGCGGTACGGGAGCTGTGGTACACGCCCCACTGGCTGATGGAGCCGAAGTGGCCGGAAGATGGGAGCCAGTACATCAGCCACTACGAGTACACGCCGGGCGGCGGGGAGCCAATCCGGATCGACCCCGAGGACGTCGTTCACTTCCGCTACGGCATCGACCCGACGAACACACGCAAGGGGCTGTCGCCGCTCAAGAGCCTTTTCCGGGAGATTTTCACCGACGACGAGGCGGCGAACTTCAGCGCGAGCCTACTGCGGAACATGGGCGTGCCGGGTGTCGTCGTGAGCCCCGAGAAGGAGACGCTCGCCGGCGGCGACGACGTCCAGGCGACCAAGAGTTGGTTCAAGGAGAAGTTCGGCGGCGACAACCGCGGCGAACCTCTCGTTATGAGCGGGCCCACGAAGGTGCAGCAGTTCGGGTTCAGCCCGAAGGAGCTCGACCTCTCCGCGCTCCGGGAAATCCCGGAGGAGCGGGTGACGGCCGTCCTCGGCATCCCCGCGGCCGTCGTGGGGTTCGGTACCGGCCTCCAGCAGACGAAGGTCGGCGCCACCATGAAGGAGCTTCGGGAGCAGGCGTACGAGTCGAACATCATCCCGACGCAGCGGCTCATGGCGGCGGAACTCGACGCGCAGCTCCTTCCGGAGTTCGAGCCGAGGCCCGACCAGTTCGAGGTCGGGTTCGACCTTTCGAAGGTGCGTGTGCTTCAGGACGACCAGGACAAGCTCGCCGAGCGAGCGGCACGCCTCTTCGAGTCGGCGCTCATCACACGCGCCGCGGGCAAGCGCATGATCGGCGAGGAGCCCGACGCGAGCGACGAGGTGTACCTCGTGCCCATGAGCCGCATCGAGGTTCCGGTCGGATCGACCACCGCCGAGGCGCTCGGTCTTGTGGGCGCCGAGAAGCGACGCGGCACGAAGGCGCTCGACACGACGATCCCGGAGGACGCCCGGCGGCTCGTCGTCGCGTTTTTGCGGGACGAGATTCGGCTTGCCGGCGTGTGGACGAATGAACTCACGCCCCTCTTCGAGGACCTCGGAAAACGTGCGGCCGAGGCGTTCGAGCGCGTCATGGAACCGGCCCTTGCGATGGCCGGGCGGAACGGCCACACAAAGGCGCTGCCCGAAGACATGCTCGATAGCGAGCCAGTCGGCGTCCTCGAACGAGACCACCAGGACGGGCGTGAAGCTCCTGGTCCCGTTCAGGTGCTCCTCATCGCGGAACGCGTCTTCGGCGAGATGGACCTGCCGGTCTGGACCCGGGAGCGCTTCGCCCCGGCTTATGCGGTCCAGTACGAACGGGTGATCGAGGCGACGGTCGGCACCATCAACTCGGTCGTCGGCGTGGCCGTGAACCTGCCCGACCCCGTCCAGCGCAAGATCATCGCCCGGGGCGGACGGCGCGTTGGTCTCGTCGATCTGGCGGGCCAGACGAAGGAGAGCCTCTTCCGGGCCCTCTCGGAAGGGCGCGCCGCCGGCGAGGGGCCACGGGAACTTGCCCGGCGGATACGCGACGAGATCCCCCGCGGGCCGTGGCGGGATGCTCGGACACGGGCCAGCGTCATCGCCCGGACGGAGACCAAGTACGCGCAGAACATCTCGAGCCTCGAGGCGTACAAGGCGTCGGATTCCATCACGGCGATCCGGGTGGTCGACGCACAGCGGGGCCCGACCGACGACTTCTGCGAGGCGGTGAACGGGCTGGTGGTCTCGTTCGAGGACGCCGACTGGCTCGCTGATGAGGAGCACCCGAACGGGACCAGGAGCTTCACGCCCGTCGTGGGCGATGCACAGCCCCAACCCCTACCGGCCGTTTAAGGAGTGATCAGCGTGGAGATCAAAGCGGCACCGAAGACGAGGGTCGAGGTGAAGAACGAGGAGCGCGGCGAGGTCGTCGCCGTCTTCAGCACTCTCGACGTGATCGACCACGACGGGGACGTGACGCTTCCCGGCGCCTTCGAAGACGGGGCTCAGACCCGCATGTCGGGCTACAACCATTCGTCCTGGGGAGCGGTCCTGCCGGTCGGGCGGGGCACGATCCGGGAAGTCGGCAAGGAGGCGGTCCTCGAGGGCCGCTTTTTCATGGAGTCCGAGAACGCCCGGGAGCACTTCACGGTCGTCAAGGGCATGGGCGAGCTGCAGGAGTGGTCCTATGGCTACGACGTCGTGAAGGCGTCGGAGGGCGAGCGGGAGGACCGGCGGGTCCGGTTCCTCGAGAAGCTCAAGGTGCACGAGGTGTCCCCGGTGATCCTGGGGGCGGGCATTGCGACCCGCACCCTTTCTGCCAAGGGCAGAGAGCGTTTTGCCGATCAGCTCGAGCGCGTGCTCGCCGAGGTGGTCGGAGTGAAGGACCGCGCCGTGTCGCTTGCGGACCTGCGCGGCAAGGAAGGGCGGGACCTGTCGGACGAGGCGAAGGGGCGCATCGCCACGATGATCGAGGAGCTGGAGCGCGCGACCAGCGACTTGAAGGCGTTGCTCACAGACCCTGCAGCCAAGGACGATGAGGCGACGCAGGATATCGTCCTGCTTGAGCTCGCCCGGTACGAACGCACACGGGCCGCCCTCTCGGGCGTGCTCTGAGAAGAGGAGGTAGCGCATCATGCCATCGGCAACGCTGGTCCAGAAGCGAAAAGAGCTTGAGGCCAAGCAGCAGAAGCTGCACGAGGTCTTCGAGCAGGCCGGTGATAATCTCGATCTCTCCAAGGTGACCGTCCTCGAGGGCGACACCAAGGCGAAGGCCGAGAAGATCCGGGCCATGAACGACGAGCTGGCCGACCTCGCGAAGGAGGTCGAAAACCTGGCCGCGGTTGAAATCGCCGCGCAGCAGGCGAAGAACCGCAAGGAGGGCGGCGCCGGAAGCGGCATCGTCCATCCCGGAGGCGGGGAGCCCGACCGCAAGGGGGGCCGGGTGAAGACATTCGGCGAGCTGTTCGTCGAATCGGACGCCTACAAGTTCAGGGCCGAGAAAAAGATGGCCGAGCTCGACATCGAGCTGAAGACGGTCATGTCCACCGGCCAGGGATGGGCGCCCGAGTCGACCCGTATTGGGCGGATCATCGAGGAACAGGTGCGCCCGATCCAGGTCACCGATCTCATTCCCCTGGGGCAAACGGGGCAGAACGCCATCGTCTACATGGAGGAGACGACCTTCACGAACAACGCGGCGGAGGTCGCCGAATCCACGCAGGCCGCAGCGGCCACCTACGGCGAGGCGGCGCTCGCGCTGACCGAGCAGACATCGAACGTCCGCAAGATCGGCGTCTGGCTGCCGCTCAGTGACGAGCAGCTCGAAGACGTCCCACAGGTGCGTTCCTACGTCGACGCTCGGCTGCGGTTCATGCTCCGCCAGCGCCTCGACAGCCAGATCCTCGTGGGCAATGGCACCGCCCCGAACCTCGAGGGGATCAACAACGTCTCGGGCATCCAGACCCAGGCCAAGGGGAGCGATCCGACGCCGGACGCGATCTACAAGGCCATGACGCTGGTCCGCGTCACCGGGCGGGCGATGCCGGGCGCCGTCATCATGCACCCGAATGACTGGCAGGACATCCGCCTGCTTCGGACGGCCGACGGCGTCTACATCTGGGGGAACCCCTCGGAGCCCGGTCCCGAGCGCATCTGGGGTCTGCCGGTCGCGCAGTCCGACGCCCAAACGGAGAACACGGCGGTCGTCGGTGACTTCGCCAACTTCTCGATGCTCTTCGAGCGTCGGGGGATCGAAGTCAAGATCACCGACTCCCACGATACGTTCTTCATCAACGGCAAGCAGGCGATCCGTGCGGACTTCCGTGTGGCGCTGGTCTGGTTCCGGCCGGCCGCGTTCTGCACGGTGACGGGCATCTAAGCCCGAGCGCGGTAGTCTCGAGAGCAAGTCGGAGGACGGGCAGCGGCCCGTCTTTTTTGATGAGCGAAAGGAGGACGATGCATCATGCCACTCATCGATGGGGTGTACGCCCCAGCGGCAGCGGTGGACGTCAACGAAGGCATCTCCGCCGACGTCGAGGCCGCGGTCGCGGCAGCGACCGGGCTTCGACTGGTGGGCGTGTCCGTTCGAGAGAGTGCAGGGACGGCGGCCGCGGCGACAGTGCGCATCATGGAAGGCGCCACCGTGGCGGCCGGGACCGGCATCATGACGATCGAGCTCGCGGCCAACGAAGAGCGGACGATCTGGCTCTGGCCGGGGATCGAGTGCGAGGGCGGGCTTACCATCGACGTCATCGCCGGCACCGTCGACGTCTACCTGTACCACATCACCGTGGTGTAAGGGGGGCTTCCGATGGGGCTGACGATCACGACGCGAAGGGAGGAAGATCCCATGGCAGCAGGCATCAAGGCGGACCGGCGGCTGTGGCTCACGGCGGACGAGAAGACCGTGGTCGAAGATGGCGACCCGAGAGCGAGGTTCCTCCTCGCCGCGCCTGGGCGCGTGATCCCGGAGAAAGAGGTGGCCCGCTTGGGTCTCACCCTGGGGAAGGGCGGCAAGGTCCAACTCAAAGGGAGCGCGCCTGCGGAAAACAAGCAGCGTAAGCCCGGCGAGAACAAAGGAGTGCAGGCCCAGTCCGGGAGCACGGGAGACGGCTCCGAGGTTGCCAACGGCGACGACGGCCAGAGCTTCAAAGAACTGCAGGCGCGGGCCAAGGAGCTCGGCATCAAAAGCGTCGGCGTGAAGAAGGACGACCTCATCGCGGCGATAGCCGAAGCCGAGGAGTCCGCGTCCAGCGGCGAGTGAGGCTTCGGCCTCGTGGGGGTGTAGCAGATGGCAAACGTCCGCAAGGAACCTCAGAAGGTTGTGCCCGGTGGCCTGAGCGGAGCCACGTATCACGGGAGCCTCTCGACATCGGACACGTACCTCGTCCGAAACGACGGTCGAGTCATCCTGCACTTCAAGAAGACGGGAGCCGGGAACTGCGTCGTCACTCTCGAGACCCCCGGCACCGTCGACGGGCTCGCCGTATCCGACCGCACGGTCACCGTCCCGGCCACGACTGGCGACGTGTTCATGGGTCCCTTCTCGCCGCGCGTGTACAACGACGTAAGCGGGGACCTGAAGATCACGCTCTCCGAAGTGACGGGACTCAGCTTCGCGGTCCTACGGGTGGGGTGATCTGAGTGGCGCTGCTCTCGGTAGCCGACCTTCGCCAGCACGTCGAGACGGATCTCGTCGACGCCGCGGTCCAGCGCCTCCTCGACGACGCTGAGGAGATGATCGTCGCGGCGTTCGGAGCCAACTTCGCCGACGCGCCGATCGTCGTGCAGCTCGAGGGAGGGGATCGGAATCTCTTCCTCGACCGGCCGGCATCGGCGTTCACGTCGATTGTCGAGACGGAGACGGACGACACGACCACGACGACCCTCGCAGCCGACGACTACCGTACCTGGCATGGAGGCCGGCGGATTGAGCGGCTGCGGACCGGTACGAACGCCCGCCGTGTGTGGGGTCCGCTGGTGACGATCACTTACACGCCGGTCGACGATACCGATCAGCGAAAGCGAGTGCAGGTCGACCTCGTGAAGCTGGCGATCCAGTTCTCAGGGCTTGCGAGTGAGAAGGTCGGGAGCTGGTCGGGCACCGCGCTCGACTACGACCGGGAGCGGGCGAAGATCCTCTCCGCCTTGCAACCGCGGGGTGGATTGGGGGCGTTCGCCTGATGGGCGCCAGGAGCCGTATGACGCTTCGCTGCACGATCCAGCGTGACCAGACGGCGACGACGAACGCCTGGAACACGAAGGCGAAGCCGAACTACCAGAATCACTTGACCGACGTCGCCTGCTGGTTCTGGACGACCACCAAGCGCGAGGACACGGACGCCCAGCGCGAGGCGGTCATTCAGGACGTGCGGATGATGATCCCTCTCGGGACGGACGTTACCGAGACGGACCGCATCAACGGCATCACCGATCGGCGTGGGAACAGCGTCGTCTCGGGCGTCTTCGACGTCGAGGCGGTCGTGAAGCACCATCTGTCGCACTTGGAACTCGTGCTGAAGAAGGTGAGCTAGGATGGCGCTGGTCTGGCACGGAGACAGGGTCGAGCGAAAGGCTCAGCAGGCCACGGTCGCGGCCATGGAGGAAACGACCGCAGCCTGCATCGACCTCGCCAAGGCCACGGTGAACGTCGACACGTCGACGCTCCAGGGGTCGATCCAGTCCCGGCCCGTGCAGCGCGATTCCCGAGGCTTCGTGCAACGGTGGGGCTCGTTCGACGTGAACTACGCCATCTACCAGGAAGTGCTGCCGGAGCCCCGCGGGAAGGCGTACCTGCGCCCCTCGGCGGACACTGAGTACCCGAAGCTCGCCGCCCGGATCAGGAGGAACATGCAGCGATGACGGACGTGATCGGCGCGCTCGTGACCTTCCTCAACACCGGCGACGTGAACACGCTCACGGGCGGCCGGGTCTACGGAGGCGACCTGGACGAGGCCGAGGTGCCGAACATGCCTCGGGCGGCCCTCGTCGTGGCGTACGCCGGCGGCGGCACGTTAGGTGTTGGTGCCAACTCGTATCTGCGGGTCGGAGAGATCCGGGTCGACCTGCGGTGCTACGGCGAGACGCCGTACGAAGCCGACCGGATCCACCGGGCGGCGCACGGCCTCATGAAGCACATGCGGCGGGACGTCGTCTCAAGCGTCCTGCTGCACCATGCAGTGAACTCCGGAGGGCCGCTCCAGCTTCGGGATCCGAAGACGGACTGGCCCTTCGTTCTGCGCACGTACATGGTCACGGCGGCCGAGACGGCCGTCAGCTAGGAAGGAGGATCAACATGGCAGTTACCCCGTTCGAAGTCATCGCGGCGCCGGCGACGATCTACGTCGCAGCGACGGGGACCGCATTCCCAGCGATCGACGCGGCTCCTGGCGGGTCGTGGACGCAGCTCGGGACGAGCGGCGATGAGAACTACGGCGAGGAAGGGGTCACGGCCGCCCACGAGCAGACCATCCAGCAGTGGAGGGGTCTCGGGAACACGGGCCCCAAGAAGGTGTTCCGCACGGAAGAGAACCTGCGGATCTCCTTCGTCCTTGTCGACCTCACGCTGGAGCAGTTCGCAAAGCTCCTGAACGACGTGACGGTGACGGACACCGCTGCCGGCGCGGGTACGGCGGGGCATCGCTCCATTCCGCTTCGGCAGGGACCGGACGTGACCCGCTACGCGCTGCTTGCTCGTGGACCCTCGCCGTATGGCAACGGTTGGAACATGCAGTGGGAGATCCGGATCTGCTACCAGGGCGGCAACCCGACCCCGGTGTTCCGCAAGGGGCAGCCGGCGGGTCTCCAGTGCGAGTTCATCGCGATCGAGGATCCGGACGCGGCGTCCGACGGCGAGCGCTTCGGCGTTCTCCGGGCCCAGGATGCGGCGCCGGCGTAAGGAGGAGCAATCCCATGAAGGCAGAGGACGCGACGTCCAGAGCCCTCGCGGGGGCCGCCCAGGCCCTGCGAGAGAGCGCACGGCAGCATAAGCGCGCAGCCGCGGCGCACCGGCGTGCGGCGCAGGCAGACATGCAAGCACTGGAGCGGCTGCGAAACGTATGTGAGCAGCTCGGCATCAAGCTCGACATCCAAAAGGCGGAGGCGACAAGCCATGGCCGAAAAGCCAATCCTTGAACTCTCGACCCTCGTTCCCGATCGGCCCATCATCAAGATCGACGGCCAGTCGTACGAAATGGCCGTCTACGAAGACCTCAGCTTCAAGGACGAGGCGCTCCTCAAGAAGGCGGGGAGGATGCTCGTCGAGGCATCCAAGGCCGAGGATCCGACCAACGAGCAGTTCGACGAGCTCGCGCAGCTCGTCAACCGATCACTCAGGGTGGTCGTTCCCGGTATCCCGGACGACGTCTTTCACAAGCTCCCCGACGGGCATAAAGTGCAGATTCTCATGGCTTTTACTCGGGCGGCGAGACGGACGATTCTCTCGCCGCCGTCGGAGACCGGGGCAACGAAGAACAGCAACCGGCGGACCTCGGTGAAATCGTCGCGGAGCTCCAAAGGTTCTACGGCGGGAGGCCGCAAGACTGGATCGTAACCCCTCGGTGGCTGCGTGACGCCCTGCTCGTTGCGAAGCCTCGGATTGAAGCGAGAGAATCGCTGCGGCGCGTGATGGAGCTCGCGATCGGCTTCGGCTCGTTGCCGAAGGACGACAGGCAGTCAATATTGCGGGAATGGGAGCGGCTCGCTAAGGGGCCGCTTTCTCGCGCCCGGAGAGAGCGGCCGAAGATGTCGCTCGAGGATCAGGCGTCGATGTTCGCCGGGATCGGCGTGAAGGTGGTGAGGGAGAATGGCCGAGAGCCTGGGCCAAGCGGTACTGGAACTGAGGACCGATGATCAGGGACTGACCCAGGGGATTCGTGACGCTCGGCGCGAGGCCACGCAACTCGAGCACGACTTCGAGCGCGTCGGCACGAACCTCGTCAAGTTCCTGACGCTTCCTCTCGCCGCCGGCTTCGCGGCCGTCACGCACTTCCAGTCTGAGCAGCGTCGTGCGGGGCTCCTCCTCGAGGCGACCCTCCGGGGGGCCGGGATCGCCGGTGCAGGCGCCGCCGAGCGGCTGAAGGCGTACGCGACCCAGCTTCAGAACGTGACGACCATCGGCGACGAGGCGACGGTCGAGGCTCAGGCGCTCCTCGCAACCTTCCAACTCACCGAGCATCAGATCCGTTCTCTCACCCCGCGGGTGCAGAACCTGGCGACGACCTACGACATGGACCTCCGCACGGCCGCTCTTCAGGTCGGCCGGGCCCTCACGTCGGGGGCCGGGGCTCTCTCGCGCTACGGCATCACGCTCTCGGAGGCGGAGCGGGAAGCGTTCGAGATGGGGAACACGACCGAGCGCGTCGCCATGCTCCTCCAGATCCTCGACAAGAACACCGGCGACTCGGCGCGCTTGATGCGCCAGACCGGCGTTGGCGCTCTCCAGGCGATGAAGAACGCCGCCGGCGACCTCGGCGAAGCGATCGGCGAGGTCTTGGAGCAGCCGACGATTGAGTTCTTCCAAGACCTCGAGGATCGGATCAAAGCGGCGACTGATGCGTGGCGAAGCCTCGACCCCGTCACGCAGCAGAGCATCCTGCGTTTCGCAGCGTGGTCGGCGGCTCTCGGCCCGGCTCTCATTCTGATCGGGAAGCTGCCTTCCGTGCTTCGCCTCGTAACGGGCTTCCTCAGCGGACCGACCGGCTGGATCGCTCTCATCGGGCTTGCCGCCGGCGCCGTTTGGTCGCTCGTCTCGTCGCTTGAGACGCTCGAAGAACGGCTCGAGCGCATCGGAAAAACGGCCGACATCGCCAGGCTCGAGGCGGATCTCTCTCGTCTTCGCGAGGAGAGGGAGCGCCTGCAGGAAGTGATGGCGGACCCGTTCTTCTCCGAGTCGCAGCTCGCGGGTCGTACCCGGGAAGCGATGGCCAACCTCGACCGTGAGATCGAGGCGACCGTGCGGCGGATTGAGGAGCTTCGGCAGAAGCAGGAGGAAGCGGCCCGGACCTCCACCGGCGGCACGCAGGAGACGACCAAGGCCGTCGAGCGCTGGCGCGAGGAAGTCGACAAGCTCGAGCAGGCGAACCGCCGCAACCAGGAGCGCATACTCAGCATCCTCGGGCTCTCCGACGCCCACGCGGACCAGGCAGAGTTCATCCGGTTCGTCGAGAACGAGCGCGTCCAGATCCTCGAATCGCAGATCGCCCAGCTCTCGCGACTCCGCCAGGTGAGCCAGGAGATCCTTAACACCGAGGTCCTGACCGCGGAAGAGGCCGACAGCATCCGGGCGCAGATGCAGCTTTGGAGCGAAGAAGCGGAGCACCTCCAAAAGCTCCTCGTGCTTGCGAACGAAGAGCTGCGACTTACGCAGCGTGACCGCGTCTTCGAAAAGATCGCCCGGGACGCCTCGCTTCTGCAGGCCAAACTCGAGGCGGGCACCTCCGATCTGGGTACGCTCCTTGACCGGACCTTCGAACTGATCAACCACGTCGAAAGCCTCGAGGATGGCACCCTGCAATGGCACTTGGCGCTCCTCCAGGTTCTCGGCGTCCTCGATCAGATCCAGGACCGGATGGCGCCGGGTGGGCCGATCTCGGCGACGCTCTTCACGACGCCGCGCTTTGGAGCTCAGCTCGCCGTGCCCGAGCAGGAGGCGAGGGAGCCCAGGCTCTCGCTGGATGACATTGAGTTCCTCTTCAACCGTCTCCGTCTGGAGCAGCGGGCAGGTATCGTTGGCGACGAGGAGTTCGTTGGACGCTTGGCGGAACTCAGCACCGCCTTCTTCGATCTCATCGGCGGGGTCGAGAACCTCTCCGGCGCGAGCCACCGGCAGCTCGAACTCTTTGCCGCGCTCGAGGCGGCTGTGCGCCCGTTCTTCCGCGAAATCAAGGAGAAAACCGAGGAGGCCGAGGGCGAGGAGGCCGAGGGCCTCGAGGATCCGTTTGCCGACGCCGTAAACCTCCTGACGCTCGTCAACAGCGGCTTCGATGCGCTGGCTTCTCGATTGGGAGAAATTGACCCGGCACTGGGGGCGCTTGCCGATTCGCTGGAGATGACGTCCGACGGCTTCCGGTTCAACCCGCAAGAGCTTCTCGGCAACGCGCTCCAGTTCGCCGTGGGTGCGATCGTGGACCTCATCGACACGCGCGAGGCGGAGTTTCTGGCGCGTATCCGCGACGTTCCCGATCCGGGCACTGACGTGCTCGGCGTCGCTCAGTCGTTTCGGAACTTCGAAAATCTCGGCGGCAACGTTGAGGAGCGACGTCGACGGCTGCGCGAGTTGCAGCGACTCCAGCAGCAGCAGGACGTCCGCACGGCGCAAGGGGCCGCCTCCGGGGCGGCCCTTGGCATTGGGGTCGGTCTTCTGGCGAGCCTTGGTCCGTCCGGTCTGCTGCTTGCCGGGGCGGCGGGACTCCTGGCCGGAGGCGCCGTTGGCCGGCAAAAGGGACGCGACGAGTTCGGGCCCCAGATCCAAAAGACCGAGGAGCAGATCCGCGAGCTCGAGGAGGCGATCGAGGGCGCCCGGACGGAGCTGATCGACGCCCTCGGGGTGGCGGCGGATACGTTCGCCACCGGCATCCACGGCGCGATCGAACGGGCGAGCGTCGAGGGCATTCTGGACGACCCCGACGCCTTCCGGGCCTTCGAGAAGAACCTCGAGGCGAGCGTCGATTCGATCGTGCGGCGCGGCATCATCACGAGCTTCGTCGCCACCGTGTTTGAGCCTCAGATCACGGCCCTTGCAGAGCACGTGCAGAAGGCATTCCTCGGCGAAGGGCAGCTCGACTCGAGCGTGATCGAGGGTGTCCTCGGTCGGATCGCGGATGACTCCCGGGACCTGTTCGAGGTTCTAGACAACATGGGTCTTCTCGCCGAGGCGACCGGCGAGGTGGCGACCAAGATGCAAGACCTTTCTCGCAACCTCAACGTCCCGGAAGGGTTCAGGGTCGAGGCCATTCGGTTTTCCGCCGCTCGGCCGGAGATCCCGAGCTTTGATACCGGGGGGATCATGCCCTGGGACGGCCCGGCGATGCTGCACCGGGGCGAGCTGGTCCTCACGCCCGAGCAGCAGCGGTCGATGGGCGGAGATACGTTCATCTTCAACGTCAATGGCGCGAGGGACCCGAAGGAGACGGCGCGGGAGGTCATGCGCCAACTCCGGGCCCACAATGCCCAGCGTAGCGGGAATCCGTCTCTTGCGGCGCCGCCGCTCGTGACGGGGAGGTAAGACGATGGCCGACCTGACGATCAACGGATACGAACTCGATCTTGACCAGCGGCAGGGGCTCAAAGAGAACGTCATCATCGGCGGCATGTCGCGGGGTTACTCCGGCAAGCTCCGCGGGACGCAGCGGGCCAGGAAGGGCGAGTGGGCGCTGCGACTGTTCCCGTTCAAGGTCGCGGAGGCGATCGCCCACGAGGGGCTTTTGCTCGGCGAGGGTCATTACTGGAGCTTCGACAGCGACCTGTATTCGAGCAAGGGACTGGGGCCGCGGTCCGGGTACAGCGCGACGCTCGCCACCGGAGGCAAGTACGGCGGGAAGGTGTCGATCACGAGCATTACCTACGCCGCCGGCCTCGCGGACGACTGGGCGGTGCTCGTCTATCGCTGGAACGGGTCGGCCTGGGACTATTACGCGGTGCGATCGGACGGCGCCAAGTGGCTGAACAGCACGCGCAATGATGCCGCATCCACGACGTGGCTCGCAGTCGATGCGGACGGGGATCTGACGCTGACCGGCGCGCCCACGGATTACGACGAGCTGGTCGCCCTGCCGTACCTAGCGACGGCCGACATGATCGTGGCCTGGCAGGCGCTGACGACGCAGTTTTCGAGCCTCCCCAAGCTCAACGTCTCGGGCGACGTGGTCGGCGGCAAAACGGTTGAGTGCATGTGCGACGCGGTCCAACCGAGAGTGGTCGGATCGACGCTCTGGCAGATCGACTTCGTCCTGCGGGAGGTGTAGCCCATGAGTACGACCACGACGAAGCTCAGCCTCAAGAAGCACGAGTTGACGGATCTCTGGTCGACCATCATCGCGGACCAGAATGCGAACATGGACAAGCTCGACACCGAGGTCGGCCTGCTCGAGGCTCCTCCCGCAGCGAGGGTGTATCACGACGCGGCCCAGAGCATCGCAGACAGTGCCGAGACGGCGCTTGCGTTCAACCAAGAACGCTTCGACACGGACACGATGCACGACACGGCGACCAATAACTCCCGGATCAAAGCAACCACGGCCGGCAAGTACGTTATCTCGGCCAACGTCCAGTTCGCTTCAAACTCGACGGGGCATCGGTCGCTCATCATCCGCCTAAACGGGGCGACGCGCATTGCGTATCTGCGCGTTCCGGCCGTGTCGGGTGCGGTGACAATTCTCTCGGTGAGCACCGTTTACAACCTGGCCGCCAACGATTACGTCGAAGCGCTGGTGGTGCAGACGTCCGGTGGTGCGCTGAACGTCGAGGTGAACGGGAACGTCTCGCCCGAGTTCATGGCGATAAGGGTGGGTGACTGAGGATGCAACTGGCCTACACCAGAGATCACCATCTCTCGAAGCTCCACGATGAACTCCTGGCCGCCGTGCCATCGCTTCAGCCCGTTATGGGTACAGACGGCGAGAGGCGCGCGGTCATGCGCATCTGGGGCGATGGGAGCCAGGTGACACTCGACGTCGACGTCAACCTCACGGACGACGATCGCCGGGCGATCGAGAGCGTGATCGCGGCGCACGATCCGACTCCGCCGGCGCCGCCGCCCGATCCGAACGAGGAACTGGCCGCGGCAATTCAGGCGGCGGGCACGTTGGAGGAGCTGAAGGCCGCCCTGCTCGGCCAGGTGCGGAAAGGGGCGGCCGCGGCGCGGCACGTCAGCACGTAACGACCGCGAACGAGTAAGGAGCGATTGCCATGGGCCAGACATTCACCCAGACCGCACACGTCGATGCCGACGGCGTCAAGATCGTCTCGCTCGCCCAGACGCGTGATGCCGTACAAGAGTGGATCACGCCGATGGCGTTCTGGGAGCTGGACACGGACACCGGGCTCTACATGCCGCCGGGGTCTAGCTCGAACCCCAAGAAGCCGCAAGTGAAAGCTGAGCTGAAGGGGAGTTTCACGGCAGCCGATGGGGTTGCGAATCCGACGGACCTAACAAAGGTCGCGGCGTTCCTCCAAGCGTTTGACGGAACTGACTGGGAACGGTTGCGACTGGACTCTCAACGCAACCTCCTGGTCAGACTCCTGAACTCGGCAGGCTTGGACCTTCAGGCGAGTGCGGTAGGTGACGGCGTCGATGGTTCCCGAAGCTTGTCGACTGGGGACTACGCCTTCAACGGTTCCACCTGGGACCGCTGGCGTAACAACGCCGAGTTAACGCTGCTGGCCAGTGCCACCCGGACGACGACAACAGATAGCCCTACCGAGGTCAATTACAACGCAAAGGGCGTCATGGTATTCCTGAACGTCACCGGTGCAAGCGGAACGGGCGGCTTGCAGTTACGTTTCCTTGGTAATGATCCGGTTTCGGGGCTGCACTTCGTCAGCGACTCGCCTTCTGCCGTAACCACCACCGGCATCAATATCTATGTGCTGTATCCCGGAGCGGCCAACGCCGCCGGTAGCATTCGGCAAACCACTCAGACGGTACTTCCGAGGCGGTGGCGAGTTCGGGTAACGCACGGAGACGGTAGTAATTATACGTACAGCGTTGGGGCGAGCTACATTCTGTGAGGTGATTGCAATGGCGATGAAGTGGCTTACCGGGGAGGAACGAGTAAATAGCTATTTGCTCCGCGTCCACTTGGACGAGTCGCGGGTCAACGAGGAGGGGAAGCCGCTTCCGGGCACCGTGTTCGAGGCCGAGTGGAGCAAGGACCAAGACCTAGAAGTCAGCAAGACCGAACACTGGCGACTCGCGGAGCATCACTTGGCACAAATGCAGTCGAAACCTTTAGTAATGGAGTAGCGCCCTTTAGTGGCACTTAGAAGGAGGGCCATTTATGCCCGAACCCCGAATGGATGAGACACAGCGCAACTTCAACACACCGACCATCGTCGTTCGTGCGAACGCCAGACAGACGGGCGCGTTCAGCCGAAGCACGAAGAAGCATCGCAACTTCAACAGGGCCAGCGTTTTATCGGTTGACGTGAAGGCTGGTTGATGCCGCCTTCTTGTTGTCGATGTAGAGCGTGATACCGTGCAAACCAGGTTCGGCAACTTCAAATTCGAGATTGGCGATGAGCCATGCGAACTCGACGTCGTGTGGCAAAGAAAACGAGTCGATGCTCGCGGTCAAGACGGGGTTCCCGTGAGGGTCCCAGGCTCGGATCCGTAAATCCGAGAGTTCCCCCGGTTCTCCGAGTAGCCGACCAAACAGTACGCCGTGAAAGATGGCGGGCAAGTGGTCAATGGATGTGTGGTCGAAAATGCCGTGCGCGGTTGGTTTGTTGTGTTGCTCGTCGATTTCAACGTGCTCGCAAAGGAACATCCATTCGCAGGTCAAGTGGAACGCCCTCCTCTTGGTCTTCTCGGTGGCACGGGAGTCTTAGAGGAGGGCGCTCACATTTCCTGCTCTTGGAAGCGAGCGCCCTTTAATGCCACTCTGGACGGCAGAGAATTGGAGCCCCAAGTCGAAAGACCGGGGCTCCAGATGTAGGAGGATCGCCATGGAGGCCAACGAAACCAGGAACGTGCCGATGGGGTACAAGAGAGACCGGTACGGTGTATACGTCCCCACCGGCGGCGTCGCGCCAATTGACGACGTCGGTCATCACGTAGCGTCCCCGGTCACACGAATCACCGAACTGGAATCACGTGTTCAAACCCTGGAGGCTATCGTCGAGCGGGGAGTCGAGAAGTAGTAGGTGTATCTCGAAGAGGGACACCTGGCCGCAGTGATTGCAGATTAGCACGAGGCAGAGCAAGACCGGGGCGCCATCGTAGAGCGACTTGGTACGGTCGGGGCTAACGAGACCTAAAGGCTCGGGAAGTATGCTCCATCGCCGACGACCACAGTATTGGCATGTTCTGTTGTCGGTTCGTCGTTGAAGATTGCGAATCGCGGCTTTGATCTCGTCCTCGGAAAACTTGGGCAGTTTACTCGCCTCCCGTTGTGAATTGTGCGACTGGACACCGCGCGATTCGAGTGATTGGGAGGCGTTTCCTTTTGGAGGACCGGCCACAGGCCGGTTGAATCTATTCGGTGGAGGCTAGGGAACTCGAGCCCGAAAAGCCCTCTCCCAGGGGCCTGCCTCCCCACATAAACCTGGGAGGCAACTATGGGAGGTTGCCGACAAATGAATACGCCCGAAGTGTCCCGCGTCGTGCCGATCCATCGGCAGGGCGTGGACGAACTCGCGTCTCTTTTTGAGGCGGTCCTGTTCGCCAGCGGCCGTTCGCTCACTCTTGAGCGGCTGGCCGAGACGGCCGGAATCGAGATGCCGCAGGCGAGACGCGTGTTGGAAGTGCTCCGCGGTCATGGCGACCAGCGGGGCATTTGTGTTTCCTGGGACGGCCGCCAGGTGAGCCTGACGGTGAATCCCCGGTTCGCCGGCGCCGTGTACGAGGCGTCCCGGACGGACGTCCAGCGGAGTCTCGACCTGATCGAAGAGTACCTGAGCGTCCAGAAGCAAAGGGGGCGCCGGGCCGACACGCTCCGGTCGTACGGCCTCTTCCTCCGTCGCTTCGTCCGGGAGGTTGGGCGTCCGGTCGACGAGGTCAGCACTCAGGACGTCCGGCGCTTTCTGGCCGCCGAGGAGCGGAAGGGGAACGGGCTCTCGACGATTGCCTCGAAGATCCATCAGCTCTCGTCGCTCTACAAGTGGATGGAGCGCGAGGAGCTGATCGACAAGAGCCCCATGCGAAAGATCGACGCGCCCCGGCTCGGTAAGCGGCCGCCGCGCTACCTCACCCACGAGGAAATCGAGCAGGTGCGAGACGTCGCCAAAGGGATGGACCGGCTGCTCTTCGAGGTGCTCTACAGCTCGGCGATCCGGGTGAGCGAAGCCGTCAAGCTCGATTGGAGCGACGTCGACCTGAACGCGAAGAGTCTCATCGTTCGGGACGGCAAGGGCGGGAAGTCCCGGCAGACGCTCTTCTCGACTCGGGCCGTGCTGCTCCTCCGGCGCTACCAGGAGAAGCGCCAGGACACGAACCCGTGGGTGTTCCAATCGCAGTTTCGACAGCGCATGTCGAAGAACAGCATCGAGCGGCGCATGCGGATCCTGGGAGAGAAGGCGGGGCTCAGAGGGCGGCTTACCCCGCACCGGCTCCGCCACAGCGCGGCGAAGCATTTACGGGACGCCGGGATGCCGGCGGACGTCCTGCAGGCGCTGCTCGGGCACGAAGATATCCGCACGACCCAAGGCTACAGCGGCCTGCCGGTCCAGGAGATCGGGCAGTATTACCGGGCCGTGTTCCCGTAACAAGAAGCTATTTGGCGCGAAATACTGAGCCGTCCCGACCGGGGCGGCTCTTTGCATGCCGGAGGGAGACCCGTCGTGAGAGGTACTGCCGAGACCATCTCTACCCTGACGCGCGTGGGGATGGCGGCTCAATCACAATCGATCACCAGCCTCCCCAAGGTGCTTCAGGCGCCTCTCTACGCGGTCCACGCCCGCGTCTACGCCAAAGACGGCGAGGGGAAGTGGCGCGCGCTCCACGACCTGGAGGACTGGGACTGGGTCGATTCCGTCGAGTACGGCGAGGATCTCGACATGCCCGTGAGCCAGGCGACTGTGACGCTCTTCCGGTCGATCTACGACATGCACCTCTCGCCGCTCGTCGAGGCCTCGAAGCTGAACCGGACCGCAGCCGACGCGTATGCGCCGATCCTCGATCTCGGCCGCGAGGTCATCATCGAGACGATCACCGGCACCGAGGAGGACGCGCGCTACTCGAGCAACCCCCTGGCCGTCTCCAACGAGACCGTCGAGGCGTACCAGAACCTCTCGCCGGCGGACATGCTGGCCGACAACCCGCCCGAGTTCGTGTTCAGCGGCACCGTCGAGGACATCGATTGGGCCGACCGAGTCGTCCTCACCGTCGACGACGATGCGGCGATCGTGCGGGACACGTTCATCGAGACCGAGAGGGAGTACGGGAACGACGACCTGACCGTCCTGGCCGAGACGGTCATGCAGCAGATCCTCGACGACAACGTCGGCGGGATCACGCTTCGGACGCCCGAGTCGAGCGCATTCGCCATTCGGCAATATGTCCAGGTGAAGGAGCCCACCCTCACCGCGCTTCGTACGATCGCCCTGCAAAAGGCCTGGGACGCCCGGATGAAGTGGACCCAGTCCCGCCGCGGCTTCGACCTCACGTTCTATAAGCCCGACAGGGCGAAGTCGGCGCCCGACTACACGTTCGGGCCCGACGAGTACGGGCAGCCGACGCGCCTCAATATGAGCAGGCGCGCCATCAGGAACGCGGTGAGCGTGCCCTACACGGACTCCGCGACGGGCGACCGGCTGACCGTCGAGGAGACGGATGCGGCGTCGATCACGAAGTACGGGCGGCGCTGGATGCAGCTCGCAGAGGCTGCGACGAGCCAGATCGACACCGAGGCCGAGGCCCGGGCGATGGCCCAAGGCGCGCTCGATCTCGCCGAGCCGAAGGCGGAGATGGAGATCCCGGTGCGCTACTTCGCCTTCGCGGAGCTCGGCGACCTGTACAGGTTCAAGGCGAACAGCGACCACTTCGACACGGACCAGGACCTCGCCGTCGTGGCCATCCGTCACACGCTTTTCGGCTCGAACTCGGAGGGCGAGGATCAGACGATCTTCGTCGTGCGGGGCAAGCCGGCCGGCGCGTACGAGGATTGGCTCGAGCGAATGGCCGGGCCGGGGATTGCCGCGTCAGCGCCGGAGCTCGGCGTGACAGCGCCTTGGGTGAACAATCGGCGGGAGAAGGCGCACAACGCCGATCTAGTCGAGGGTGTCCAGCTTGCCCTCGTCGACCATTTCTACAGCTTCGACCCGCTATCGGTCTGGAGCGTAACCGGCAACGTAACACACGACAACTCGACGCACATCCAGCAGCTCTACACGGAGGCCAGTGGCTCGACCAACGACGGCGGGTTGAAGGCGAAAGTGAGCGTGCGAATCTCAGACCAGCCCTACACGTTGATCTGGAGGGCGAAGACGAGTACGTGGGTTGCTCTCGGCTCGACTTCGCTCATTTGCCGTTGGGGAGCCCAGGTCGCGACGGGGTATCTGATGCCCGGAGGCTTCCCGTGGTTCTGGGTCGAGTTCGGGACCAACGCGAATACGATCTCCTTCTTGAGCGGCGACGACACAAGTTCTGAGACGACCGACAACATCGCCGTCGACCCGAGAGAGTGGCACGTCTACCGGTTCGAGTTCCTGAGCGCGAGCGAACTTAGGCTCTACGTGGACAATGTTCTCAAGGCTACGCACACGACACGCGTGCCCGATTTTCATTTGGCTCCTCGCGCCTTCATCCAGTCGAGCGGCGGGGTGACGGCCGCTACGCTCTACCTGGACTACGTGAAACTGTTCCACAACTCGGAACTCTAAGATGAGGAAGTAGTGGCGAGAGTCGACGTAACGGCCCTTCGGGCCGTTTTTTCATGTCTGGGACGGGGAGTGAGACGACGTGAGCATGAGCCATGAAGACCGACAATGGTTGGAGGGGCGCATCCGGGACCTGCGCGACGGCGTCTGCCAGGATGTGCGCGACATGGAGAGCCGGATCGTGCACCAGATCGAGGGTCTTAAATCGGACCACACCCACCGGCTGAACGATCACGCCAACCGCATCCGCGCTTTGGAGATCAGCCGCGGGTACATCGCCGGAATCGGCGCCGGCATCGGTTTCGCATTGAGCTGGCTCAGGGACGTCGTCATGGGAGGGAGGCAGTGAGTCAATGCAGCTAACAGAGCACTTCCACGCCAACGAGTTTCGCTGCAAGTGCCGAGCCAAAAAGCTCGACGTCGACGACATCTGGTGCCATGGCGAGGTCTGGGTGCATCACGAGCTCGTCATCCTCCTCGAGACGCTCCGGCAGCGGCTTCAGAAGCCCATTACTGTGTTGAGCGGCTGTCGGTGTCCCGCCTACAACCGCTTCGTCGGCGGCGCCCGAATGAGCCAGCACAAGCGAGGCACCGCGGCCGACATCAGCGTGAAAGGGGTCACGCCCGTCGAGGTGGCTCTCGAGGCACAGAAGGTCGGGTTTCGAGGGATCAAGGTGTATCCGACCTTCACCCACGTTGACATCCGAGAAGGGAACGTGTGGCATGTCATCCCGCAGCGCACGTGAGGGTGCGAGAACCGCCTTCATCGGCGCCGTCGTTCTGGCCGCTCTGATTGGAGCGGCCGTTTTCATTCCCGCCTCCGCTCTCGCGCCGGCGTCGACGGGCGTCATCATCCGGCGCGTCACCGAGGCGACGGTCGTCGACGTCGAGGAGATCGGTGCGGCGCAGACCCAGCAGCTCGGCATCCCGGTCGCCGCGGCCTACGTCACGTTCTCCGACGGACGGCGGTTCCTGGCCGTCGGCGTCTGGACGGGGCAGGGGTGGGACCTGGCGCACATCCCGCTGACGTCCGCGAAGGGTGGTGATCCGTAGTGGACGTCTACGACGTGATCGCCGGCGTGATCTCTGTCGGTGTTCTGGCGGTGGCCATCTGGATCGTGGCCTCGATCATGTGAGAGGAGAATGACACGTGGAATGGCTCAAGGAAACGCTCACGAGCGCCGTGCTCGAGGTGTTGGCGGCGGTCTTGCTCGCCGCGCTGTCGCTCGCGTCGGCTTACGCCATCACCTACATCAAACGTGCTCAGGCCAGGCTGGAGGAGCAGACCCGATCGGACGTCCTCGACCGCACGATCGCCCGGGCGGCGGCGCTTGCCGAATCGACCGTTCTCTCGTTCGAGAGCCGGTTCGCCAAGGCGATCCGGGCGGCGATCGCCGACGGGACAGCGACCCGCGAAGAGCTCGTGGCACTTGGCGAACAGGCAGTGAAAGACGTACTCGCACACCTGGGGACCGAGGGCGAGAAGGTGCTACAGGAAGCGGTCGGCGATGCCAGGGACTTCGTACGGGACCTCGTAGAGGCGGAGGTCGAACGTCTCAAACGGCGTCTGCCGGAGGCGGCCGCAAAAAACTCCTGACGCCCGGGTGGCTACTACAGACCCCGGGCTTTCTTGCGCCGCTCAAGCCGCTCGTCACAGGGCGCGCCGACACGGCCGACCAGCCGCACGTCGGCGCGCTCTTGCGCGCTCGAAGAAGGAGGTAATTATCGCGTGCGTTCAGTGTTGTTGGTCACACCGCTCCTTATTATCGCTATCACCTGTTTCGCGTTCATCACGCCGGCCGCTGCCGCCCTGCCCGACCTCGATCTGACGGCCACCCAATCGCTCCTCGTCGAGTACGACCCGAGCTCCGGCGACCTGTCGGCCCTCGGGACGATCGTTCTCGACCTCGCCCTCGGCCCGCGGGATCACGTGACGTATGTCCACGACCGGGCCTGGGACGCCGGCGGTCGGTGGCGGGGCCATGACGTGAGCGTTACGAGATACCTCGGCGGCGCCAGGGACCTGAGCGCGACCATCGGGTGGCGCGTGAAGATTCCGGAGGAGGAGCCGGAGGAGAATCTCTTTTACGTGTTGATGGGATGGCGGTGGGGAGGCGGCTAAGAGCGTGAAAAGGCCCCGGTCCGTGTGGCCGGGGCTGCCGGTTACTCCTCGATCCAGCCTTTCTCCTTCGCAACCGTCTCCACGTCACTCCATCGCCAGACAGGACCCATGGCGAGTCGTGCAATCGGTTCCGGGAACGAGCCTCTGCTGATATACGTCGCCACCTTTCGACGGTCCCACCTAAGCCGATCGGCGACTTCTGCGACGCCGACGAGGTCATCTACTGTGAGTCCGGCTTCCACCGCCCCGTCGAGTGTGTCCCACCAGCCTTCGTCGGCGGTGACGATGGCCGACCCGTCGTCCAGCCAGTGGATCGTGATGTTCCCGCCGTGCAACTCTTCACACCGTGCAGCGACCAAGTAATCCTCTAGCCGCTGGCCGTCATCCGTCTTCCACACGTCGCCACGCTCGAAAATCTGTGCGATCCGCTCGGCCTTGGTCATCCTGTCCGCCTCCCTCGCAGTGTCTTTCTGTTGTCTTTATCATACACCCGCCGGGAGGTGTTGTCAACATCATACACGCAAATTCTTGAGCGATTGAGCAGGGTGGGAAGAAAAAGTTTTCGCGCGGTCGTTATCGCGGGCGACCCCATCCTCTACGGGCCGGGAGAGATCGCACCCCTCGTCCAAACGTCGCCGGATCGGGGGCAGTTCTTGCCGCCCCGTGGGGTCCCGGTCTAACGACGTGTCCTCCTGACTCTGAAGACGCCGCCCCCTCAGACGGTCCGAGAGAGGCCATTCGTCTGACAATTCATACCTTTGGGGATCGGTCAATTTCCAGTTTTAGTCTCCCCAATACCTTTTTTCGGTCCACGGGTCCCCGTACATTCAAGAAGAACAACTATTTGGGAATAACTGTAACTGTGCCGTCGAGGTGAAGTGTAACGGACTCATACAACTCGTGGACCCAGACCTTCCGCTCTTGCGGGATCATGTCGTGCCACAAGGACGGCAGCGATGAGAGTGCTTCGACCAGATCCTCCAAGTGGATCGTCGACGTCTCCGCGTCCTGAGCCTCCGAAAGCTGCTTTTGTAGGTCCGCCTCCCGTGCGACGAGCGACTCCGTCCGTTCTTTGAGGTCCTCGAGGCTGATCGCCCCTGATTCAAACGCATCATACCAGCGAGCTTTCTTCTGAGCGATCGAGCGCAGCTCTCGCCGGACTGCGTCAAGATCTTGGTTTACTGGCGGTCGCCGCGCCGCGAGCATCGTCTCGAGTGTCTTGCGATCGGACAGGGCCCGTGTAGCGTGAAGGAAGGCGCGTTCGACCTGCGCCTGCGGTGCAAGCGCTCTGTCGCACGTCTTGAGGCGGAATCGATTCTGGCAACCGTAGTAGTACCGCTTTCGTGAAGGGTGCGAGCGATCGTCGGTGTAGCACTTGCCGCTCATTCTCCCGCCGCACTTGCCGCAGAAAAGAACACCGGACAGCGGATAAATGTTCCCCCGCGTACGGACCTTGCCCACCTTGCGGTGCTTCATCAGCGCCTGAGCCTTCTCGAATGTCTCGTCATCGACGATCGGCTCATTGACGACGTCGGAAAGCACCATCGCCTCGGGGGTGCGGGGCTTGCGTGTTCCCTGCGGCTTTACTTTTTTGAAGGCGAGACGACCTGTATAGACGGGGTTGCGAAGAATGTATCCGACGGTGAACTGGGCCCAACGGGCTCCGTTCTGTGTCTTCAGGCCCCTCTCGTTGAGCATCGTTGCAATCGCGATCAGACCGTGACCGTTGCAGTAGGCCTGAAACATGTCACGCACGATCGCCGCTTCCGCCGGCTCGACAAGGAGCTTTCCGTTCTCGGGTCGATACCCGTAGGGCCGAGGGCCGCCCTGCCAGTTCCCTTGGCGAATGGCCTCGGTCATCCCCTCCCGCACGCGCTCGCCGAGGTTCTCGCGTTCCCACTGCGCGAGGGCGGCAACGAGCGTGACGAAGAGCCGGCCGATCGCCGTCGTCGTGTCGTATGGCTCGGTGACGGACCGGAAGAGGGCGCCCGTTGTCTCAAGGCGTTGCAGGAGCTGATGAAGGTCGAGGACGCTGCGCGTGAGCCGATCCAGGCGCCAGACGACGACGATGTCGTCCCGCGAGACATCCTCGAGGAGGCGCTGCAGTGCCGGCCGGTCCGTGTCCTTCGCGCTGTATCCCTCATCGAGGTACTCGTCGGCGATCGTCCAGCCTTGCGAGCGGCAGAACTGGCGGCAAGCACGCCGCTGAGCGGAGATGGAGAAGCCCTCTTGGGCCTGCTCTTGGGTTGAGACTCGGCAGTAAATACGCGCGTCCACTGAATTGGACTTCCTCTCGTCGGAGACCGCTAAGACGATCTCGGGGTTCTGAGACGGACACCCTGTTTCTAAAGTGTCGTGAGACAGTTTGACGAAGAAAGAAAGGAGAACTTCAAATGGGCCAAGAAAATCACAACTCCCAGGACCAGGATGGACGCAGAAAGAAAGGGGTTGATCGCGCGATGCCTGGTGCAACAACTTTCGAGGTAGTTGTGCGTGAAGACGGTCGAATTGAACGCAGAGACATGACTCAATCATCCCCTGAAAGAGAGCCGCTGCCGTCAACTTGGAGAGTCAGGATGACGCAGAGTCATCCTTCCGAGGAGGAGGTTCAGGCTCCGACTCCTCAGCCGACCGAAACGGGACCGTAGCTTCACCAGTGCCGACATTGATCACGATGCTGCTCTTCTGCGAAAGGCTCAGCTGCTGACGGACGTACGCTTCAACGTCAGCAGCTTTCTTTTTGGCCTCCTCCGACGCGTTTATGGCCTCGTCTGATACAATCTTGGCGTCCTTCGACACACTTTTGGCGGTTGACGCCGCATGCTTCGCCATCCACGAATTAAGTAGCGAAACGACGGACACCGCCGCAATTACGACGGTCGCCCACTCGTCAGGCGATAAATCCCACTTCACGGCCGTGACTCCTGACGCGCGGCCCGTCGGTTCACATCCAGCGGGACTACCTTACTAACTACGCCATCCGCGGAGATCCTAAACTCGTAAGGGCCAAAATCGGGAAACAGAACGTTGTCGAGCGTGATTGTGAAGATGTGGCGTCCTGCCTCGTTAAAGGTGACGGCGTCACTTTCGATGTCGATGAGTGGGTCTGAGCGATCGGGCCGAACGAGTTCAAGTTGGAGACGCGTGGTTTCTCCCGGTTTACCGGCCACTTCGAAAGCCAGCGTGAAACGTGTATGCTGTGCTGGGGTGCGATGAGCCCATATCACGCGAAAGATACCGATCAGGCACGCCTTTTCCCCTTTGTCAAAAAACGCGTAATCACAGAGATGGGCCCACTCAACGGTCGTCATCATCGTTCCTCCTTCGACGTTGATCATCTAGATTTGAACGCACTTAGCTGCAATGAACCTGAAAGCCCTAGAAGTCGCACTCTGCTGTCCGTGGATCTCGGTTCCACCGCGCCTGTAACGCTTCATATAACCGATTGAGCTGCAGAACGACGAACTCCCGCCGCACGAAGAAGTAGTCCGCCATCTCGTCGACCGTGTAGCGTGCGGCCCGCGTGATCACCCGGTCCTCCGGCACGAGCTTGTCCACCGCCCACCGGAGCGCACGGTACTCGTTTTTCGAGAGAAGTGCTCGCTCGTGGACGTGAGCCGCCAACAGGTAATTGCTACAGCCTGTGTCGTGATGGCCCAGCTCCTCGGCGAGCACGCAACGCAGGTCTCGCTCTCTCGCCTCCGATCGGAGCGACGTATGCAGGGTGATGAGCGGTGTGCCGAGCGCGTTATGTCGGCAGTAGTGACCGAGGAGCTGCGGATGGATGTCATGGTACTCGATGACGATGCCTTCGCGGTCACAGATATCGAAAAGCCGGGAAGTAGGGATCATGGGGCCTCCTGTTGGCCTATTTACCAGGCGTCAGCGTCATCGCTCGCTTGTTTCTTCTTCCACTCATCCCAACGAGTCGTGACCGAAACGCTCATCAGAGTGACCCTCGCTGTTTCTTCGAGGAGGTCCTCTTTGAGATGAACTGCCGTATCTCCAATGAGCCATTGGGCATCTCTCGAAAACTGGCTCGATACCGCAGGTTTACCGTACTTGGCTTCCAGAATCTCTCTCGTCTTTGTTACATCTTTGGCGACGAAGATGACGGTCTGGAGCTGGTCTTGGAAGAAAATGTACATGATGCTATTCACCTTGAGAGATCCGAGTGACAGGTTTTCGCCGATCTTCGAGTAGACGTCCAGACCAGCGTTGCTTCCGAACTTCCTTGACTCGCCGAGCGCAGATGGAGGATCACCCCAACGCAAGTCCCGGAAGGCGGGCTCGTCCGCCTCTGGCGAAGCGTCTGAAGCGACGCTGACCGGTCCAGCGAACGCGATGGCCGCACACAACACGCCAATGACGACAAACATCTGTCGATTCATGTCGAATCCCCCTTTAGACGACTTGAGCCGCCCTCCCGGGCGGCCCGTCACTTGCCGTTGTCGCTCTCTCGCCTTCTCCGCTCCTGGACTTCGGCAATCTTCACGCGGATGTACGCCCTGATCGCCTGCTCGATCTCCTTGCGCGTCTCGTCGTCGAGGTGCTCGATTCCATCGATGTGCGTGCCATCGATGAACGGCTCGTCGAGAGGGTCGGGTTCGCCGTTCTTGCCCGGCAGCCACTCCGGATCCCAGAACTGAGCGGGCGTGATGTTCAACTTCTCGCATATCTCGTCTAGCCGATTTTGGGTTGTGCCGTGCTTTTCGCCTTCCCAGCGCACGACTTGCTGTCGAGTGACGCCGAACAGGTCCGCGAACTCCTTCTGGGTCATTTTCAGTGCTTTCCTGATGGCTCTGATACGCCCGCCAAAGGCGACGTCTGCCATTGGATTATCACCCTCGCACACCCCTGTAAGTCAAGAGTAATCATTTTCTGTTACACAAGCAAGACACGCTTTCTGCGTCCCTTATGACACATAAAATGATACTTTCGGGCGATTGAGGGCGCAATGTGAAGCAAAGGGGTCAAAAACTGTCTCAGATAACGTGTCATCCGGTTTGCGATATGACACGGAAAATGAGACACTTGGGCCAGAAAGGAGGTGCCATGTTGTCGGACATTTACGTTCTGGACCTCGCTCCCAAGGTCAAAGGCAAGACGGACGACGAGATCGCAGACGCGCTCGGGCTCACCCGCGTTCACTTCAATGCCGTAAAGAACCGTCGTCGTTCGTGTGCCTTTAAGGTGGCCCTGGAGCTCGTGAAGATGTTCGGGACCCTACGGGTCGCCTACGACGGCCAGGTCTTCATCCTCCAGGCCGACGGCTCCATGAGCCCCGACGACCCGCCTCCGACGAACGGCACAAAAATGCCCGTGCCGGAGGACGAGGAGCCCGAACTCGGCTGGACCGAGCAGGGTCTCGACGCGGCGCAGCAGTCCGGCGAGTTCGCCCGAAAGCTGAGCAATCTCGGGGCGCACGTCGCCATCGCCCGTGGCACCGAGTGCTCGCAGCCCTACCTGATCGAGACGTACCGGGAGGGGCACGAGGCGTACCGGTCGCTCGGACGGTTCCTCGTGCGCGGGCGGATCGAGCACCCGGAGGCCGAGTCTGAGGGCCGCCGGCGGGCGATGGGGGTGGGCGACGGTGTCGACGTTGCAGCCTGAGCCGGTCGTCGTCGACATCACGAGGTCTCGCCTCGCATTCGAGATCGTCTGCTCGGTGATCGAGCGGCGGAAACGAGGGGTGGTGAGAGCGGATGAAGCTGAGGATGCCGAAGGCGGCGCTGGCGCTGCCACGGGCGAAGAAGCCGGCGGCCCTGCGGAACCTGAAGCGGGCCTACGACGCCGGGCGCAAGCTGGCTGAGACCGGCAACCGTCGCAGCAAGCGGGAGTCGTGATCACCGGCCGAGCACTGGCGGTGCTGTATCGGCTCCTGATGGACGAGCTCGCCCGGCGCCGTTGCAGACGATGCCGGGGGCGATGGGGGCCGGTGACGTGGGTATCGCCCACAGGCCGCACCTACTGCGAGCACTGCTCCCGGATCATCCGGCGCAGCGTGGAGGAGCGGATCGACGAGGAACGGCTGCGGCGGCTCAGGCAGCGCTGGCGGCGGATCGTGGACGAGGACGACGGCGGAAAGGAGCGGTGACCGATGGCCAAGCGGACCTACTTCTACGAAGGCGGCACACTGAAGTGCCGCGTGGGGTCCCGTGTCTACGACGTCATCGCCGACAACACCGGGAAGCACCCGCAGGACCGCATCAAGCTCGATGAGACGGAGGAGAGCATCCGCCGGCACCAGAGCGTGACGGAACGGCTTAACGGCGGGCGAGAAGGGAGTGATCGGGATGGCAGTGACACAGGCGGAGCTCGTGACGAGGACCGGCCAGGCGAGTAAGGTTCGGCCCCCCGAGGTCGTCTGCACGATCGGCCGGGGACCCAGCTCTCATATATACGGCGCCCCGATGGACGGAAACAGCCTCGGGCACTACACGGTCGGCTTTCGGCAGCGAAACGACGGCTCGTGGGTCGAGCAACGCAAGCTGCCGACAGTCCAACACCTCCGGGCCCGCGTCGGTGGCTGGACCGGGGATCGCATCGCCGGTCTTATCACGACTGAGATCTGGTCCCGGTTGCGGTGCGAGCCTGACGATCTGGGACCCGGAACGTTCGAACGGCTCGTCAAGGACGCCGTCTGGGCGGTGCACAGGAACGACCGCCTGCCCAAGGAGGCCGCCCGGTTTGTGGTCGATGAGCACCTGCCGAACCCCGTGGCGAGGCTCCGGGGCGTGTCGATTGGAGTGGAGTGGTGACCATGGCCATCAACAAGCTGGACCCGCACTTTCACGCCATGCTTCCGTCGGCACTCCTCGAGAGCGACGACTGGCCGCGGGAGTCGGACTACGAGTACCAGCGTCGCATCGGAGCGGCGCACGTCGACCTGGCGGAGTACGGATCGGTCGTTATCGACGACTACCGGCTGGCCATCGACGTCCTGACGTCGGCTCCGGTTCGGTGCGGGCTGGAAGGGTCGCCTGCCGGCGGATACCGGGTGTACGAGCTCAAGAACCCGGTCAGATGAAGGGAGGTGAAGCGACGGATGCCGCGATCTGAATTGCGGGAGATCGCAAAGGGCGCTCCAGGGTGGAGGAGGCTCGTCGAGCACCTGCACAACGAAGCTGAGTTGGACGCTTACGACGAGGACCTCATCGGCTACGCCGTGGACGAGCTCGAGCCAGTAGGGCAATGGCTGGTGACCAATACGCCCCGTCCCTCTGATTGTACCCCATGACGGGGGACGGGGCAACAAGGAGGTCAATACGGGATGTCAGTTGCCGAAGAGTACGTTGGCTTCATCGAGCGACAGGAGCAGGTCACGGAGTTCGATCAGGGCTTCGTGATCGACAACGACCGCAAGGCGGAGTGGGCGCTCAAGAAGATCGCCTTCGCCGAGCGGCGCATCAAAGAACGCCAGGAGTTCGTTCAGGCCGAGATCGAGCGCCTCCAGCAGTTCCTCGAGGCCGAGATCGCACAGCAGCAGCGCACGATCGACTTCATGACCGGCCACCTCGAGGCGTACTTCCGCCGGCTCGACGAGTCGGGCGCGACCGCAGGGAAGAAGAGCTACCGCCTACC